AATCGTATGTGGGATGGTAAGATAAGATTATTTTCACAAAAGACCAAAGAGATATACTTTGGATTATTTCCTTACATCAAAGCATTTGCTGAAGAAAGACAATATCATATTGTTTGTGGTAAAGATGTTGAGATAGATAATAAGGTAGATAAAGATGTTGTCGCAAAATTTTCAAATAGTCTAGGTCAAAAGTTTGAAGCCAGAGATTATCAGATAGACGCCATATATCATAGTCTAAAATACAATAGAGCACTCCTACTGAGTCCTACAGCGTCAGGTAAGTCATTTATCATATACTCATTAATACGATACTATTCACATCTAATCAAGGATGAGACTAATAATCGAATATTGTTGATTGTACCTACAACTTCATTAGTTGAGCAGATGTATTCTGACTTTCAATCGTATGGTTGGAATGTAAAGAAGAATTGTCATAGATTGTATAGTGGATATTCAAATCAAACAGATAAGAAAGTTCTCATATCAACATGGCAGAGTTTATATAAATTACCAAAAATATATTTTGAACAATTTGGTTGTGTCTTTGGTGATGAAGCACACTTATTTAAATCTAAATCACTCACAGAGATTATGACAAAACTTGAAGATTGTAAATATCGTATTGGTCTTACAGGTACGTTAGATGGTGCTCAGACCCATAAACTAGTATTAGAAGGATTGTTTGGTGCTGTTAACAAAGTTACATCTACAAGAAAACTTATGGATAAAAATCAATTATCAAATCTTACTGTTAGATGTTTAATATTAAAACACACAGTAGAAAATAGTAAAATGGTTACAAGTGGTAAGTATCAAGATGAAATAGATTATCTAGTAAGTAGTAAATCAAGACAAAATTTTATTCGTAATCTAGCACTTAAATTAAAAGGCAATACTTTGGTATTGTTTCAGTTAGTAGAAAAACATGGTAAAAATTTATATGAAATAATAAAAGATAAAGCTGCTGATGAACAAAAAGTTTTTTACATTTTTGGTGGCGTAGAAGCAGACGAAAGAGAAGCAATAAGAGGTATAGTAGAAAAAGAAAAGAATGCTGTTATTGTTGCAAGTTATGGCACATTTAGTACTGGTGTTAATATTAGAAACTTACATAATATTATTTTTGCAAGTCCATCAAAGAGTAGAATAAGAAATTTACAAAGTATAGGTCGTGGCTTAAGATTAGGCGACAATAAGGTTAATGCCACTTTGTATGATATCGCAGATGATTTAACTTACAAATCAAAAGAAAACTTTACATTAAAACATTTTCAAGAAAGGATAAACATCTATACAGAGGAAGAGTTTGATTATGAAATTCATAATATCGACTTAAAAGAATAGATAAATATTAGTATGGATAAATTACAAGAGAAAGCACCAAATGATGTAACAGACTATCGAATAGTTAAACTAACTGATGGCAGTACAATTGTTGGTAGCATTACATTAGACAAAGATTTTTTAAGAATACAAAACCCTTTACGATTAGTTACAGTACCTAGAGTTACAGAGTTCGGAGTTAAGGATGATTCTACTTTATCACCATGGGTGCCATTTAGTGAAGATAAACTATATGTTATTCCAAAAGATAAGATTGTAGTTATATCAAGAGCTGCAAAAGAACTAGCAAATTATTATGAAGTTATATTAAGAAAATTGCAAACTACTAAAATTAAAACTACCTATTCAGAACATGAGATTAATAAGATAATGGAAATTGCTGAAGAATTAGATAAAAGAGTTAAAGAGCAAGAAGATGATGAGGGTGAATATTATGAAGAAACTAAAGTTACTTTACATTAGCTATAGCTCTATCCTCAGGCGACTACATAGTCGATTATACACATTTTCCTAGAGATGTCAAGCACACCAAAAAAAGTAGTTGAAAGGCTTGCATTTAAGCACAAAATGTAGTATAATAAGTTTATGAAAAAAACAAAAGCAAAAGAAAAACCTCATTATGTAGATAATAAAAAGTTTCTTGAAGCGATGGTAGAGTACAGAGAAAAGTGTCTCAAAGCAGAAGAAAATAACAAAACAAAACCAGATGTAACTAATTATATTGGTGAGTGTTTTTTAAAGATTGCTAATCATTTATCTTATAGACCAAATTTTATTAATTATACATTTAGAGACGATATGATATCAGACGGTATAGAAAACTGTTTGCAATACATGAGTAATTTTAATCCAGACAAATCAAATAATCCCTTTGCATATTTTACACAAATAATCTATTACGCATTTATAAGAAGAATACAGAAAGAAAAAAAACAAATACAAATTAAATCTAAACTGATTGCGAATACAGGTGTTGAAAATATGATGGATCAATTACAAGGAGATGATACACAATATCAAAGTCAATTATTAGACTTTTTACAGAGAAATTTAAAAGAAGAAGAACCAACTAAAAAATAATATGAAAATAGCATTATTAAACGATACCCACTTTGGGGCTCGTAATGATAGTAGTATATTTGATGAATACTTTTATAAGTTTTATGATGATATATTCTTTCCTTACTTAAAAAAACATAATATAAAAACACTTATTCATTTAGGTGATATTGTTGATAGAAGAAAGTATATTAATTATAGAATTGCTCATAACTTTAGACATAGATTTATGCAAAGATTATGGCAAGAAAAAATTGATACTCACATACTCATAGGTAATCATGATATCTATTATCGTAATACGAATAAAGTAAACGCTGTTCAAGAGTTATGTACAGCGCCTGATGGTGTAAACGAACCATTTATTTACGAAGAGCCTAAAGTTGTAGAGTTTGATGGTTTAAATATTTTAATGATGCCTTGGATCAATCCAGAAAACGAAGCACAATGTTTAGAAATGTTAAACAAAGCAAATGCTGAAATCTGTATGGGTCATTTTGATTTAAATGGATTTAGAATGATGGATCACATGGTACAGACACACGGTTACGATAAGTCTATTGTATCAAGATTTGAAAAAACTTATAGTGGACATTTTCATCATAAAAATGGTGATGGTCAAGTATTGTATCTAGGCAGTCAATATGAAATGACTTGGTCTGATTATAATAACGAAAAGGGGTTTCACATATTTGATACTGAAACTAGAGAAATAGAGTTTATTAAAAATCCACATACTATATTTAAAAAACTAATCTATGATGATACTGAAACCAATTATGATAAGTTTGATATTACAGAATACAATCAAAAATTTATTAAGTTAGTTGTTGTTAATAAAAAAGATAATCAAATGTTTGATAGATTACTTGATAGACTATACAATAAAATAAGTGTACACGAATTAAAAATACTAGAAGATTATTCTGACCTTAATCATACCAATGTAAGTGATGATGTGGTAGAAGGATCTGAAGATACAATTACGCTAGTTAATAGTTATGTAGATCAATTGCCAGTTGATTTAGATAAAGATAAATTAAAAATAATGATTAAAGAAATGTTTATTGAGGCACAAGATAGTGATGTAAAAGATGATAATATTTAAAAAAGTAAAATACAAAAACTTTTTAAGCACAGGTCAACAATTTATAGAAGTAGATTTGGACAAGTCAAATGCTACATTAGTTGTAGGCGAAAATGGTGCTGGTAAATCTACTATGTTAGATGCTTTATGTTTTGGTTTGTTTCAAAGAGCATTTAGAAACATAAAGAAAGACCAGTTAATTAATTCTATTAATGAAAAAGAATGTATTGTTGAAGTAGAGTTTAAAGTAGGTCAAAAAGATTATAAGATTATAAGAGGTATCAAACCCAATATATTTGAGATATGGTGCGATGGTGATATGTTAAATCAAGACGCAGCTCAAAGAGATTATCAAAAACATCTAGAACAACAAATACTCAAATTAAATTTTAGATCATTTACACAAGTTGTTATCTTAGGTAATGCTTCGTTTGTACCATTTATGCAATTACGAGCAAGACATAGACGCCAAGTTGTAGAAGAAATATTAGATATCGAAATCTTTTCTAAAATGAATATCATGTTTAGAGAAAAACAAAAAAGTCAAGATGAATTAATTAAACAAACAGATTTTAACTATCAGTTGGTTGACAATAAAATTGATGATAAGAAAAAATACATTGATGATATTGATAATCGTAGTCAAGAATTGGTAGAATCAAAAAGAGCAGAATTGGATAAAAGTATAACTGATATATCAAACTATTCTCTAGATATAAAGAAAGTTAAAACAGATATTGCTGAATTACAAAAACAAGTAATAGATCAATCAAAGATAAATGGTAAACATAAAAAACTTCATAACATGGAAGCAAAGTTAGAGAATACTTGTAATAAACATAAGAAAGATTTAAGTTTTTTTCAATCACATAATGATTGTCCTACCTGTCAACAAGCAATTGATGAAGTATTTAAATCTACAATGATTGATAAGAAAAAAGACAAAGTATCTGAATTAAATTCAGCATTAGAGCAGATAGACAAAGAAATCAAAACTACTGAAATGAGACTAGATACGATCAATAAAACTATGATAACAATTAGAGAAAAAGAATTGTTGATAAATCGCTACGAGACATCTATTGAAGAAATTAATAAACAAAGAATCAAATTAGCTGAAGAAATAGAAGAACTACGAGACGAGAAAGTATCTTCAGCTGAACAAACAGGTGAATTGAATCAATTACAAGAAAGACTAACTGAATTAGGAAAAGATAAATTATCTCAAAAAGATGAAAAGATTTATATAGATACTGCTAGACACCTTATGCAAGATACAGGTATCAAAACTAAAATTATTAAACAGTATCTACCAATAATGAATCAATTAATTAATAAGAATCTAGCAGATATGGATTTCTTTGTTAATTTTAGTCTAGATGAAGAATTTAACGAGACAATAAAATCTAGACATAGAGATGAATTTAATTATCACTCTTTTAGTGAAGGTGAAAAATTAAGAATAGACTTAGCAATACTATTCACATGGCGAGAAATTGCTAAACTTAAAAATAGTACAAATACAAATCTATTAATATTAGATGAAATATTTGATAGTTCACTAGACAGCTCAGGCACAGACGAGTTTATGAGAATACTACATACCACTATGGAAAAAGAAAATGTATTTGTTATATCTCATAAAGGCGATACTCTTATAGATAAGTTCCCAAGAGTAATGAAGTTTGAGAAATATAAAAACTTTACAAGGATGGCAGAATAATGGCAGAGAAACTAACCCCAGCAAAAATAGAAGAAGCAGCAAAACACTATCAAAATATTAGTAGTGGTAAGACACCTATTATAGAAAAAGACAAGGGTCTTTTAAAAGAAACAACTGTAAAAGACTTACACGAACATTTAAAGAAGAAAGATCCAACAACTTATCCTCTAATACCACCTACTGATCCTAGACTATTAATGAAGATTGCACCTTTCACAGATGATATGCTAAAAGAATTTAAGATACAAGATAGAAAAGAATTATCTAAAAAGATGTACGATAGTATGACTAAATATGGCGGCATAGGTTTATCAGCAAATCAAGTAGGTTTGCCATTTCGTATGTTTGTTATGGGCGGACACCCACAGATAGAAGATGGTAAAGTAAGAAACTGTTTTAATCCAATCGTAAAAGATTTAAGTGAAGAAACAATACTTATGAAAGAAGGCTGTTTATCTTTTCCTTTTTTATTCTTATCTATTAAAAGACCTAAATGGGTGAATATACAATATACTGATGAGACTGGTGAAACAGTTGACGAATATTTACACGGTATGTCAGCAAGAATATTTCAACATGAAAATGAACACATGAACGGATATATTTTTACAGACTTAGTAAGTAAACTGAAACTAGATAGAGGTAAAAAGACACAAGCAAAATTAATTAAAGAAACAATTAGACGACAACAACAAAGATTGAGAAATGAAGTTACAAGTAAAAATGTCGAAATCTAAGGGGTACTATCATACTAGACGAGCTCTACAACTGTCTGTAGCCGCGGCTATGAGATTGTTTTTCCTTCTAAAAATCAAAATTAGTAGAGATTTCGTTGAAAGTGTAATAGATGTAGGAAGTGGTTTCTTTTTATCTATCATAATACAACTGACAGTATTTCCTTTGTTTGATCTACATCCAACTATATTTGAAAACTTTTATATCGCATTAATATTTACAGTTGTTTCAATGACACGATCAACATTGTGGCGAAGATATTTTAGAAAGAGAAAGTATGCATAAACCAGCAATTATTATAGCATTAAAAGAAGAAGCAGTAGGTGTTGAACACCATAACATTTATATAAGTGGTGTTGGTAAAGTAAACGCTGCGATAGCTACAATGAAAGCAATACATGATGGCGCCAATCATATTATAAATTACGGAACAGCAGGTTTAGTTAATGACTTGCCTGGTATAGTTGAACCTAATTATATTGATAGAGGTTTAGTCGAAGTCTCAGGATTTGTTGATAGAGATATGGACGCTACACCTATGGGGTTTAAATTAGGACAAACACCTTACGAAGAAGAAGTACTTTTAGGTACAGAGGAATTAGTATGTGGTACTGGTGATACCTTTGCTACTAAGAAACCTGATATCAAGTGTGATATAGTTGATATGGAAGGATATGCGATTGCTAAAATATGTTATAATCTTCCAATGTTGTTTACTTGTTGGAAATATATATCAGATAATGTAGATGAAAATTCACCTGATGATTTTATGAAGAATGTATCAAAAGGTAATAAAGAGTTTAATAACAAACTAAAGGAAACTATAGAGTTTTATGAAAACCAATATTAAAGACAGAGTTAATAATTTTTTTAAATGGGTCAAAGGTACAGAGTTAGTTGAACTAACCGATATAGATGTATCAGAAGATCCTGTAAGACCAGAATTAGATTTAGATTGGCGTTTATTTGCCGAAAGAAAAATATATGGTTTAAGATATGAAGATAATATTGAAGCAATTGTTTGTGTTGCATATACTAATGAAGTTCCTACTACGGTTAAAGAGTTAGATTTTATGAGCCAAGTTGCTTGTCAAGATAATCAATCTGGTAAGATTGCTATTGCATATACAGTATGGTCTAGAAAAAGAGGTGCAGGTAGAGAAATCATTAATAAACTATTAGAGTTTGTAAAAGAAGAAAGACTTGAAACAAAAAGATTACTAACACTCTCACCACTAACACCTATGGCTACACACTTTCATATTAATAATGGGGCAAAGTTAATTAGTATAAATTCAGAAACACAAAACTTTGAATATAAGTGGTGATTGATTTAAAAGAATATGAAGAATTAAAAGAGTATTATGACTTTCAAAGAAAGAAAGAATACAATAGAGAACAATTACAGGATGCTATATTAGAAGTAGAAAAGAGAACTGGTATATCTGCTTTATCTTTTGATGAGATATGGAGTAGATTAGACGAGAAAGACTATCAAGAAGCGCCTAACAACTGGGTACCGAGAGATCCTAAATGGCGAATACATGAGAAGGAGTAAAAAATGAAAGCATGGCAAAAAGGATATGAATTAGATACTTTAGTTGATTGGACTAATAAGTTTGAATCATACAATAAATATTGTTTTAGTCCATTCACAAAAGCAAAAAAGAATGGTATGGCAAGTGCTTTAGATAAAGGATTATTACACGAACAGCAAGGTGTAGTTTATGAAGTAAGAACAGCAAAAGCAAAATCAAAAATTAAAATGTTTGGTGCAGGACCAGAAATTGCTGAAGTGTTACAAGGCGAACAAGTAATATCAAAGATATCTTATAGTGAAAATAATAATGTTGAAAGTATTACTAATGTTTTGAATGAGTTTAAAGAACCTATCTGGTGTCATATATTTGAAGAAGATAAAATTTTAAAAGATTCTGTTATTAATTCAGGGTTTAGAAAGATAGGAACGAAAGTGAGTACATTTAGTGATATCGTAGGAGTTTATTATAAAGGTGAAAGAGAATTTACACCAGTACCTCAAACAGAAAATATTAATATTCTTAAAACTAAGTTAGAGTTTGACCATAATGTTATAGATGATTTATCACAATATCTTATTGATATGAATTTAGAATATACGAATCATAATAGTAATTATAATAAGGGTAAAGCATGGCAGGCATTATCATTATTAGGTTTTGAAAAAGACAGCACATATGTCGATAAAAAGGCAGACTTAAAGGAGGATAGACCTTTAGTTAAGACAGACCTATATGACAAGTTAGGAAGCAAAGTTGACCACTTTCTAGATAAGATACCAGGCAAGTTTGATAGAGTTCGTTTCATGACACTTAAACCAGGTGGGGGTGAACTTGCAAGACATACCGATCAGACAGATCCAACATGGGGTACAACCGATGGTAAAATGGTAAGATTACATATACCACTTAAAACAAATGATAAAGTTATATTTACATCTTGGGATAATAATGGTGAAAGACACATTCATAATATGAAAAAGGGTGAGTGTTGGTTTTTAGATACTAGACGACCACACACAGCAATTAATGGTGGTGATGATATTCGTATTCACTTGGTTGCAGATGTTTGGGCAAATGATGATGTACGAAACATACTTACATAGTAGGCTGTACTTTTAGATTAATATATGATATAATGTGTTTATGAGACTAGATACGCCTGTTGAGAAATATAAGTTAAACGGAAGAGATATACTTGTTAAAAGAGATGATCTTATGGGTGATAATAATATTTTACCACCATGGGGAAAGATGGCAGGTATTGACGCCCTATTAGAAAACTTAAATCCTAAATATCCACTAATACATTTAGCAGTAAACGGATCATGGAGTGGTTGGGCATTATCTCATTTATGTAAACAAAGGGGTATTAAATTTATCTATGCTTATCCACCATCTAAAACTTATTCTCAATTTATACTAGACAAGGCAAAACAAAATGGTTGTGAGTTTCATGAATTAAAACCTAACATGATGGCAATACTCTATAATAGAGTTAAAAAATATGCAAAAGAAAATGATATACAAATGTTGCCATATGCTTTTGACCATATTGATTATCGTAATAATTTAAAACAAAGAGCAGAGAAAGTATTTCAAGAACATTTAGTCGATCACTTAGTTATATCAGCAGGATCAGGTGTAACAAGTTCTGGTATAGTTCAAGCATATCAACCAGGTACTGATTTGTTTTCTAATTCAAATAAACAAGCACATATTATCACAGTATCAAATATTAATACAATATATGAGAAGTATAAAAGTCATAGTATTATTTCAAGTGCTATCAATGTAGATAAAACAAAATATGAGTTTGACAATATGATGACTGACTATGAAGTACCTTTTCCTTGTAATGGAACATGGGATAGAAAAGCATGGTGGTGGTTAGAACAAATGCAAGATCAATTAGAGGGTGATATTATGTTTTGGAATATAGGCGGTAATATATGAAAATCTGTTTTGCAAGTTTAAGAAAGAAAGTAAACTATACCGATGTATTAGAATATGGTATGGATGTATTCTATGAGAGTTTTAGATATTATAAAGACAACAATAAACAACACGAATACTCTTATTATAACTTTGCATGGGGTAGTAAAGGTGCAGAAAGAAATTCTGATGTAATAAAGAATGCTGATGTCATTGTCTTTCCTGCTGTACAAGAATTTATTTACTTTGCGAATGCTATGCATCCTAGAGATGTTGAAAAATCTCAAAGTATGATAAGAGAAACATATGAATATCTAAACAACAAAGATATTATTTTACTTACACAAGATAGGGGTGTTGACGAAAGTATGGTTATGAAATATACTTTTGAAAAGCAAGTTAAACCAAAATCATTTAAGGTAATAGATGAAATGGATTTTACAATGTGTTTGCAAGGATTAAAATATCATTTTATTAAAAACTATTTTAGATTTGAAACAGATAAACAAACTGATTTTGTTTATTGGGGATCTGATAAAAGTAAAGTTGCTGGAGGCGAGAAGTCTGGCGATAGTAGGTTGAATATTATTAAATCAATAAGAAAAAATAAAGAAATAAGTTCTACTATTATAGGTAGATGGCCGTTTGAAGTAGAAAAGAAATGGATACCATTAAAAGAAACTTTAGGATATCTAGATAAGAGTTATAGTACATTATGTTTTAATTGGATAGATCAAACTGCCGTAACTGGTAGATATCATGAGGCATTGGCGTGTGATGTCTTTCCGTTTGTTTGGAAAGATTACGATACCAATAACATACTAGTTTCAGATAAATTTCAAAGGTGCTTTACAATTGATGAATTTTATGATAAGATTAAGTATATTAAAGATGGTAATATGTTAAACAAAATTAAAAGTGATTTTATAGATAGGTTGCCTAGTGAACAAGAATATTATAAAGAATTTGAAACGGTATTTAATAAATGTCTAAAATAATAGTTAAAGATAAAAAAGATATGCAATGGAGACCTGATTCTTTTCTTCAAAATGAAGATTGGGATTTACATGGTCAGTACGATAGTTTAGATTTTGTTGATCCAGAGATAGAAGTTTTATCAGTTCAGTTTACAAAAGTAGGTGAAAAGACTTATAAGGCTATGCCTAATCTTAAATGGATTGTAGTAAGAACACATGGTTTCGATAATATTAATCTATCAGAGTGTGAGAAAAGAGGCATAGGTGTTGCAACAACTAAACCATTTACACAATCAACTGCTGATTGGATAAAAGATAAGATAGATGAAAACGATAAAGTATTGTTTATGGGATATGGTGCGATTGCAAAAAGTGTTGATGATCCACTACCGAATATTATAGATAGAAAAACTACAAAAGAAATTTTACTTAAAAAAGTTAAAGAAGTAAATTGTTTAATTGTTTCAATAACACCAGAAGGCAACGATAACTATATTAATGATGAAATACTAAAAAACTTTAAAGGTAAAATTATATCAGTAAGTAGGGCTAATGTAATAGACAACAATGCTTTATTAAATAATCTAGATAATATTACTCATGCTTATGTTGATACATTAGATAGTACACATAGAGAAACACTATTAGAATCTGGTAAAGTTTCATATACAAAACACACAGCGTGGTCGCATGGATTTACTTATGAAAATAATAAAGATTACTATAATACATTACATAAAAGACTTATAGATTGTTTACATAATAATATAGACTTTAAACCAATATTACCTAGACAAGAAAGGATTACATTTTGACCGATATATTACAAGAAGTTCATGATAGTTGGAAGACTAAAGGTTTTCCTTATTACCCAACAAACAAAGAATGGCGAAATGAGATATTTAATCAACTAGTAAACTTTAGGCGAGACACACTTATTGATAGAAAGAATAAAATTATAGGTCAGTCAGCACATGGTCTTAATCTTGCATGGTCGTACATGGAACACGCATGGGGTATTAAGTGTGGTAAGATGAAAACACCTATCGAGATATGGGATGATGAAGAACATCTTAAAAAAGGTTTAAATAAAATACTATCAGGCACATTCTTTAAAAAGAAACCTGCTCATGATATTACAGATTCAGATATGCGTTCTATGTTAAGACGATATAGTGGCACTCAAATGGTTTCTAATTTTAGACCTACAGCAGCTGCAGCGTTATATGATGTATTTGTAGATAAAGATAGTCCACTTGAAGGTACTGCTGCAGGTACAGTATGGGATCCATCTATGGGTTATGGTGGTCGATTACTTGGTGCAATATCAGCGGGTGTAAACTATATCGGTACTGACCCATGTATTCCTACTTATGAAGGTCTACAAGGTATATTAAAAGATTATGGTAATACTCATAATACATATAACTTACATAGACAAGGTAGTGAGACATTTATACCAGAAGATGAAAGTCTAGATTTTGTGTTTACAAGTCCACCTTACTTTGGTTGGGAAGCATATGGCGATGAACCAGAACAATCTAGTATTAAGTTTAGTACATCTGACATATGGAAAGAGAAGTTTCTAAAACAAACTATTGCCAATGCATATAAAGGTCTTAAAACTGGTAAGTATCTTGCTCTTAATGTTGCGAATACAAAACAGTACAAGACATTCGAAGAAGATACTGTAGCCCTCTCTAAATCAGTAGGATTCGAACATACAGACACATGGTGGCTATCTTTGAGTACTCAACAAGGGGGATCTGCTATATCAACACTAGACGGCAATACTACTGAAATGAAACAAAAACAACAATATTTGGGCGAATATCAAAGACCTGACATATCAGGCCGTAAATTTGAACCGACTTTTATCTTTAAAAAGTAGAACAAAACACGAACAAATCTAACTGCGTCATTCTGACAGCAGTAAACCCTTGAAAAATAAGGGTTAAATTATTTTAAAAAAAATGGTAATAATGCTTGACTTTCATGCCGATTGGTGATAGCATATAGTTATGTTAGAAAAATCATTGAAAAATAAGACTTATTTTATTTTCAAAAAAAACGGTATTAGTGCTTGACATTACTACCGATTGATGATAGCATAGCACTATATTATGAAAAACATGAAAACAAATAAAATTAACAATCAGGCAAAATCTTATCTTGCAAAATTACTTGCTACTGAAAATATATCAGTAGAACACAAAAAAGTACAGACTGCTTATTTTGATGTAAAATCTAGATTACTTGTTTTACCTATATGGAAAAACATGAATGAAGATATTACAGACCTATTAATATCTCACGAAGTTGGTCATGCATTATTTACACCATCATCAGGATGGCAAGACGCTGTTGTTGAGAAAAAGATTCCAAAGTCATTCTTAAATGTTATTGAGGATGCTCGTATCGAAAAACTAATCAAAAGAAAATATCCTGGTTTATCACAATCATTTATCAGAGGCTATAGAGACCTAATCAATAATGATTTCTTTGGCACTAAAGATAAAGACCTTGACGATATGCTTCTTATTGATAGATTAAATATTCATTTTAAATCTTCTCATGTAGAATCTCCTATCACATTTACTGATGAATATGAAAATGATGTAGTTTCTAGAATGAATAAATTAGAAACTTTTGATGATGTGATTAATCTTGCTGAAGAATTATCAGAATATTGTAAAGACGAAGCCGAACAAAAAGAACAAGAGATGGAATCTGAAACTGCTAGTGATAATGATTATGACGGCGAAGATGATGATGATATGAGAGACGGTGAAAGTCAATCTCAACCAGATAATAATGAAGAAGATGATGAAGAAGAAAATACAGGTTCTAAAAATTCTGAAGATGAGGGTGAAGATGATACCAAAGATAGTGAAGAAGAACAAAAAGATCCTATCAATAGAGACGAACCTTCTAGTGGTCAACAATCTGATACAGACCTACAAGGTGAACCTGCAAAACCTGCTGAGATACCTGAAGAAGTATCTGCCGAAACAGATAAATCTTGGGAAAACAAAAAAGAAAATTTATTAGATCCTAAATCTAAAAACAATGAGTATATCAATATTCATAATTACAAAAATGTCAACGATTATATTGTTGATTATAAAACTGTACTAAAAGATTTTGATTTAAAATTTAGACAACCTTATAAAGAAGAAACTAAAAGTCTATCAACGCAAAATGCTATATCTAAAATGATTTCTAATTTCAGACAGTTCAATAAAGACCAATCTAAAAAAGTTAGTTATATGGTCAAAGAATATGAGATGAAAAAGGCTGCCTCTGCTTACTCTAGAACTCAACAAGACAAATCAGGTATTGTTGACCCACTTAAATTACACAGTTACAAATACAATGATGATATCTTTAAAAGAATGGCAGTTACACCTGATGGTAAAAATCACGGTATGATGATGTTTATAGACTGGTCAGGTAGTATGCATGATAAGATTACACCTACAATACATCAATTAATGAATTTAACTATGTTTTGTCAAAAAGTAAATATACCTTTTGAAGTATATGCTTTTAGTAATGATGGTCGTGCCTACAGAGATGATACTAGAAAAGATAAAAAATCTCCTAGTTATCAAGACGGCGATATTACAGTTGATGAAAGAATGTCTTTATTAAACTTTGTATCTTCTAGAATGAATGCTAAAGAATATGAGAAAGGTATGATTAACTTATTCATGCTTTCTGAAAAGTATAATCAAAAATATAATTTTAATGGTATGTCTAGAAGAAAAGTATACGATTTACCTGCCGAAGAATATAACAAAATACTAGAAGAAAGTAATTATATAAATGATTTACCACGAGAACCTCAAGGTTACCATATGTGTTCTACTCCACTAAATGATTGTATCATGGCTGCGATGCCGATGGTTAATGCTTTCAGAAAAAGATATGCTATTGATAAAATGAATACAATTTTTTTAACTGACGGTAGTAGTGATGGTAATGATAGAATTGTTATCATGAATCCTAGTAAAGAAGAAACACAAAAAAGACATTTACATAAACAAGAAGGTGGTTATTATATTGGTTACGCTTCTTATAACAGTAATCTAGTATTAAGAGATACTAAAACTAAAAAAGAATATAATGATATTGGTCGTAGAAATATGACTGATGGTTTACTAGACGCTTTAAGAGAACGAACTGGCACTAAAGTATTAGGTTTCTATATTTCAAGTGGCAAACAAGTTGATCGTTACACTATGGATACCTACTTTCCTACATATTCATATGATGGTAAAGAAAAAGTTTTTGATAGAAAAAAAGTAATGGCAGAGTTTAGAAAAAACAAATGTTTAGTTGTTAAACACAATACTGCTTATGATGAATTTTATCTCCTTGCTGGGGGTGAATTGCAGATATCTGATGGTCAAATGGCGACACCATCAGAGAATGCTAAAAAGAGTGAAATAAAAAGATTATTCACATCTAATCTAAAATCAAATAGAGATAGTCGAATAGTCTTAAATAAATTTATTTCGCAAGTCGCTTAATTGAAAGGAACTTTATATTATGAAAAATATAACTGACACTCAAAAAAACTTTGTATCAACAGCCAAAGAAATGTTTGGCGAAAGTACAACTGAGGTGAGCCGTCAAGATGTTATTAAGATGATTAATGACAAAGGCATTAAGTATCCTGTATGGTTACTTAAATCACCTACATACAGAATCGGAAGAGGTAAATATTCTTTACCTACTTTTGAAGAAAGTATTGCTCAAGTTCAGACTACTACCGAATCTGATAGTGAGTAAACAAAAAAATCAAAATATGGGGGTATTTTTCCCCCATATTGACAAAAAAGAACAAAGTAAGAACAAAATAATTGAAAAAAGCGCAGAAAACAAGGGAAATAAAATTGGTTATATGCTTGACTTTATTATCAATTCATGATAGCATAGCACCATACTAAAGAACTACATTATGAAAGGACTAAAAATGACTACACTAAATGAACTACAAAAAGAAACTGTTGAAATTTTATATAAACATTATAAAAAATCAAATGTTTCAAGGTCCGAGATCAACGAATTAGTTGATAACGGCACAATCAAAAATCCATCTTGGTTAAAATCTAATCAATATAAAGTTGATAGAGGCGTTTACGCTCTACCACTTGATGGTGATATTTCTTCACAAGTAAAAGAAGAAGTACTATCTGAATTACCTAAGAATGAAACAGCACCTGTTAATGATACAGTTAGTCAGGCTGCTTATATTGTTTCATCTTTAACTGGTAATATTGTACCTACTAAAGATCCTGTGTTTGTACCATGGGGTTATTTCAAAGATATCAAATCAATTGTTTCTAGTAAACAATTTTATCCTATCTTTGTAACAGGTCTTTCTGGTAACGGTAAGACTATGAACGTATCTCAGGCTTGTGCTCAAGCAAAAAGAGAATGTATTAGGGTTAATATTACAATCGAAACCGATGAAGATGATTTACTCGGTGGTTATAGATTACAAGATGGTCAAACTGTTTGGCAGAATGGTCCTGTAATCGAAGCAATGGAAAGAGGTGCAATACTTCTTTTAGATGAGATTGACCTTGCGTCTAATAAGATCATGTGTTTACAACCGATCTTAGAAGGTAATGGTGTCTTTCTTAAAAAGATTAACAAGTTTGTTAAACCTGCACCAGGGTTTAATGTGATTGCTACTGCCAATACTAAGGGTCAAGGATCTGAAGATGGCAAGTTCATCGGTACTAATATTCTTAACGAGGCATTCCTTGAGAGATTTCCGATTACTGTTGAACAGGCATATCCTACAAATAAGATTGAAAGTAAAATCTTATTAAATGTTATGTCCGAAAAGGGTCTGACAAAACAATCAGATGAGAAGTTTGCCAATAATCTAATTACTTGGGCAGACATTATTCGTAAAACTTATTACGAAGGCGGTGTAGATGAGATTATTTCTACTAGACGATTAGTTCACATTGTCGAGGCATTCATTATCTTTAAAGATAAAATGAAGTCTATTGAGATGTGTACCAATAGATTTGATGTTGATACTAAAACATCATTTATGGATTTATACTCCAAAGTTGATGGCGGCGAAGATGTCACCACATGGGGAAATCCAGTTCTAGATGAAGAACCAGATTCCAATGATAGTGAGGAAGATAACCCTAGTTATTAAAAAACTATCTCATAATGTAGTCGAGGGGCGGCGTAGTTTCCGCTCCTCTTTAAACATTATGATAAACTATATTATGAAAGGACTACAATATGAATAAAACTTTAAACTCAAAAATACAAACAGCCAAAGTAAAAGATTTAAACCCACATCCTTTAAATGTTAAATTAAATCCGATAGAAAAAAACGAAGAAGAAAGAAAAGATTTAGCAAAAAGATTTGCTGAACATTTTGAACAAGAGGGTATTCCTAATCATAATCCTATTCTTATTTGTCCAGAAACTAATACTATTTGGTCAGGACATAATAGGTATTTTACAGCAGATGAAGAAGGATATGATGAGGTTCAAATAGCATACACCACAAAAAAATATGATCCTAATGAACCAGAAGAGGATCAAATGTATTATTTAGAACAACACAATGCTGATGGTAAAAGGGATGAAGGAAAACCAAGTGTTATTTTAAGAAAATGGCACGCTATGAAAGAAGCACATACAGATGAAGATAACAAGTATAGAATAAACGCTCCATATAGTGATTTTTTTAAAGATTTTGCTCATTCAAGAAAGGTTACCCCTAAAGAATTTAAACAATTGTTAGTGGTAGAAGAATATAATCCTGTTTGGATTGAAGATATTGAAACTAAAAAAATTAGTTCTATTCAAAAGGCATATGATATGACTAAAGCAAAAGAACCTGATGATAAAGAAAATCCTAATAGACATAATTTTATCAAAACTTTAGACGAGAATCCTAAAATTAAACAAGACATTGTAGATAATACTATTAAAGTTTTAAAAGATTTTAAATCAATCTCAATTGGTAATAAACCAATGTTATTTGGTGACGATATATCTTGGGAAACTAATGCTCTATCAGCCATACTTTCTCATACAGTTATGTCAGCAACTGCTGATGCTTTCAAAGAGTGTAAAATTCCACTAGTAGAAGATTGCATTACGCCTGGAGGATTAAATAAAAAACAAGGATATGCTGATGTTCAATTTCCTAGTTTAAATAAAGATGGATTTCAAAAAGAAAGAATTGAAGTTAAGGCAGCAAATGCTGGTGCTACTTGTGCTAGTACAAATATTAGTAGTGGTTTGGGTGCTACAAAAATTCATCCACATGAATATATGATTGTAGTATGGGATAATGATTTTAAAAGATTGTTTATAATGATAACTACTTTAACCAAAGAGGATTGGGGTTCTGGGTCAGAAGGAGAGAAAATAATGTCTATGAAAACTTGGCATAAAAATCATTATCATAATAAAGATGAATATAGATTTTTGATTGGTGAGATTTATGAAGATCAAAAAGGTTTACCAAAATTTGATTTTGGTAAAACTAATATTTAAGAGGCTTGACAATAATTGAAAAGTATGATATTATATAGAAAATGAAAAAACAAAAACCAAAAATGTATATTAAGGGATTACCAGAATCAGTTAAGATTGGATATGTTGACTATCAATTTGATTTTTGGCCTGACACATTTGCAAGTACCGAAGAAGCTCAAGGTGAGTTCTTTCAATCACAAGGTAAGATTGGATTAAAAGAGTCCACTCTAGATAGTATTCATGGTGTGAATACAGTTTTACATGAGATTATGCATGGTATAATTTATCAGTATGGATTAGTTGAAACACTAGGTGAGAAAGAAGAAGTAACAGTTAATACAATAACAAATGGTCTAACAACTGTATTTAAAGATAATCCATGGTTGGTTGACTACATAAAGAAGCACATATGACAATAGAAGTAAATGTAAGAAATAACAATGTCGAAAAGGCTATGAGAGTTTTGAAAAAGAAACTACTTAAAGATGGTTTGATGAGAGAATTAAAAGATAGACAGTATTATTCTAAACCCTCTGCTTTAAAAAGAGAAGCAAAGAAACAGGCAGTTAGAAGATACAAAAAAGATCAAAGATTGAAAGCCCTAAGCGAGGGCTTCTAAAAGAATTACTTGATATGATTATGTTGTCCATATCGAATAATGTAATAAACAATGACAACAAAGACTTGAAGGAGTTGATATATTATGGGTAGAAAAGCCTTATCAAAAAAAACAAAAGTACTAAACTTATTATCAAAAGGAAAAGCAGTTGCTTGGACTACATTGAGAAATAAGTTTGATTTAACATCACCAAGAGCGATGGTAGATCAACTAAGAACTGAAGGACATATGGTGTACATTAATCAAACATCAAATGGTACTTCGTATCGTTTAGGTACACCTACTAAAGCAATTTTAGCTGCAGGCGTTCAAAAAGTACTAAAAGGTAGTACTAACGAAATCGTTGCTGCTGGTATCAGAGCTTTATACGGTACACAAAAATACGCTTACTCTAATCAGTAAGACTATTTTATCGTATAAATAGTAATGTCTAGGCAGTTCGTAAGTCCTGACATTAGAGGTAGAGTGTCTTCCGCAAAGACACTATTTTGGGTTTCGCCGTTCCCTTAAAAAACGGCGTTTACATTGGTCCATTGGTCTTCGAGGTTATGAGAGCCGTAAATCTTTAGGATTAAGAGAGGGTGAGACCTACCTCCACCAATAATTTTTTTATAGGGGTTGTAATTTTTAAAACAATACTTATATAAATAATTGTGATACGCTCAATTAAGAGGTATCATTTAGATTAACTTGCTTATAAAAGGAGAAAACAATGACAAGACTATCTATATGGAACGATTTGCGTCCATTTTCAGTAGGTTTTGATGACCTATTCGACCACTTTAATAACACATTAGAGTACACGGTTAAACAACCAACATCATACCCACCTTATAACATCAACAAAGTAGATGATTTAAATTATCAAATTGAAATGGCACTTGCTGGTTTCAGTAAAAAAGATATTGAAATCAAAACTGCTGATGGTCAATTGACAATTAAGTCAGTTGAGAATGATGATAAGGATGAAAAAGAAACTTTACATAGAGGTATTTCAAAAAGAAAATTTAGTAGAACATTTACTTTGGCTGAAGATATCAAAGTTAATGGTGCTGAATTGAAAGATGGAATGCTTTTAATTGAGTTAGAGAAAATCGTACCAGAGGAAAAGAAACCTCGTACAATTGACATCAAGTAATTGGTCAATAGATAGGGGCCTTGCTTGACAAGGCTCCTATAATATGTTATTATAACTTAAACATTAAATAAAGGTGAAATTAATATTATGAAATTAAATCAAAACACACAAAACATTCTTAAAAACTTTTCTGAGATCAATACAAACATACTGATTAAACCAGGAAAACAATTAAACACAATTTCTACTATGAGAAATATATTTGCTAAGGCAGATATTGATGAATCATTTGATACTGAATTTGGTATCTATGACCTCAATGAGTTTCTTGCAGTAATGTCAGGTCTTAATAAACCTGAATTATCTTTACAAGATAAATTTATGACTATTGCTTCAGATGGCAGTAAGTCAAAAGCAAAATACTTTTATTCTGATCCGTCAGTTCTAGTATCGCCAACTAAAGAAGTAAATATGCCAGAGGCAGATGTTACTTTTAGTTTATCAGAATCACATCTTACAGAATTAAAAAAGATGGCTGCGATTTTGAAAACACCTGATCTTGCATTAGTAGGAACGAAAGGTGGTGATATCATATTAAAAGTATGTGATAAAAAGAATGATACATCTAATAACTTTGATATTGTTGTAGGCGAAGGTGCTACAGCAGATTATACTTTCTATTTTAAAGTAGAAAATCTTAAAATGCTATCTGGTGATTATGATGTTTCAGTATCTTCAAAGTCTATATCTCATTTCAAAAACAAGAAACTACCTATTGAATACTGGATTGCTCTTGAGCCAGACAGTACTATTACTAAGTAATTTTTATTATAATATTATAACATGAACGGAGTGAAATATGAATACAGACTTTTTATGGGTCGAAGAATATAGACCAGGCAAGATTGATGATTGTATATTACCAACATCATTAAAAACACTATTTAAGTCCTTTATTAAGAAAGGCGAATTATCTAATCTATTATTTTCTGGTACACCAGGCATAGGTAAGACCACAGTTGCGAAAGCATTATGTGAAGAATTAAACTGTGATTGGATTATGATTAATGGTTCCGAAGAAGG